AGCGGCACAAACAGAGATATCTTCTCTAACCATGGACGCCGCAAGATTAAATCAAGCTAAAGCTCAAAGACCTACTAGGTCTTTACAGGAAGAAGAAAAACCTGTTGCACAACCACAAAGAGGGTATGCTAATGCATCGCAGCTAAAACAAGCAGCGCAAGAAATGGACCCTAAAGCAGAGGCTTGGGCAGCTAAAAATACTTGGTTTGGTACTGATAATGCTATGACTTACACAGCATTTGACATACATAAGAAGTTAACTGAGGAAGAAGGATATGATCCTTCTAGTGAAGAGTATTATCAAGAAGTGGATAAAAGGATAAGACTTGAATTTCCTCAGAAATTTGGTACAACAGAAAATACTACACAAGAGAAACCTTCTCAAACCGTAGCATCAGCCAAACGTCCAGGCATGGTAGGACGCCGCAAGACTGTGAAACTCACGCCGTCACAAGTCGCAATAGCTAAACGATTAGGTGTGCCACTTGAAGAATATGCGAAACAATTAGTCGCGAAGGAGGCATAAGCATATGGAAAACGAAACTAAGATAAATAAAACTTCCCGCGCGAGTCAAACTCGAGTCAAAGAGGCTCGTAAACAAGTTTGGACTCCTCCATCATCTTTAGATGCACCCCCTGCCCCAACAGGTTATAGACACCGTTGGATAAGAGCTGAAAGTATGGGCTTTGATGACACTAAAAACGTCATGGGTAAAATGAGGTCTGGATGGGAGTTAGTGAGAGCTGACGAATATCCGGAAGGAGATTTTCCAACCGTACAAGATGGCAAACATTCTGGGGTAATCGGAGTTGGTGGCCTATTGCTGGCTAGGATACCGGAAGAGATCGCGAAGTCTCGGGAAGACTACTTTAAACAACAAGTAGCTGATAGAGAACAGGCAGTTGAAAACGACCTTATGAAGGAGCAGCATAATGCGATGCCGATCAATCAAGATCGACAAAGCCGTGTAACTTTTGGTGGCTCAAAGAAGGACTAATCTTTTAGTTATTCCGAACCATCAACTAAACTAACAAAGGAGTAAAACAAATGGCTAATCAAGACAGTGCTTTTGGTTTGAAACCAGTTGGTAAGGTTGGACAAAACGCAGATAATGGCGGTATGTCAGAATATCAGATTGCTGATAATGAAGCATCTTCAATATTCCAAGGCGACCCTGTTATACCACAAGCCTCTAATACAGGCTTCATCGACGTGGCAGCTGCTGGAAATACACTACTAGGTGTATTTTGGGGTGTAAATTATACAGACCCTACAACTGGAAAACCAACATTTCGAAACCATTACACACAAACAAATATCACCACTGGTGATATTGACGCTTTCGTATACGACGACCCATACGAGAGATTTGAGGTACAAGGTGATGGTGCTTCAGCAAGAACAGATATATTTAAAGTAGCAGATATCGTGTACGCTACTGGTTCAACAATTAATGGAACATCCAATGTTGAATTAGACGTGTCCGATTTAGAAGCTACTGATGGCCAATTAAGAGTCATCGGTATATCTACCGATCCAGAAAACAGCGAATTGGGTTCAGCAAATATAAACTACATTGTTTATATTAATGAACACACATTCCACACAGCATTATAATAGGAGTAATTAAATTATGGCTATATCACGTAATCAACTAGTTAAAGAACTAGAGCCAGGTTTGAATGCACTATTCGGCTTGGAATACAATCGTTATGAAAATCAACACGCGGAGATCTTTACCACAGAAACTTCCGACAGAGCTTTTGAAGAAGAAGTAATGTTAAGTGGTTTTGCTAACGCCTCTGTTAAACCTGAAGGTTCTGCAGTTACATTTGATAACGCGCAAGAAACCTACACATCAAGATATCAACATGAAACTGTTGCATTAGCTTTCTCAATTACTGAAGAAGCTATTGAAGACAACTTGTATGATAGACTGTCAAGCAGGTACACAAAGGCACTAGCACGTTCAATGGCTAACACCAAACAGGTGAAAGCTGCTAACGTACTTAACAGAGCTTTCAATTCTAGCTTTGCAGGTGGTGACGGAAAAGAGCTTTGCGCTACTGACCACCCAACTATTTTTGGAACAGTAAAAAATGAATTGTCAACTTCTGCTGACCTTTCTGAAACATCTTTGGAGCAAGCATTAATTGATATTAATGCATTCACAGATGAAAGAGGACTGAAAGTTGCTGCTAGAGGAGTAAAAATGATTATTCCTTCAGAGCTTCAGTTCACTGCAGAAAGAATCATGAACTCTGCTAACAGAGTTGGAACAGCTGACAATGACATTAATGCACTAAAGAGCATGGGTATGATCCCACAAGGATACTCAGTTAACAACTACTTAACTGATAGTGATGCTTTCTTTATCATTACTGACGTTCCAAATGGTCTAAAATACTTTGAAAGATCACCAATCAAAACTTCAATGGAAGGTGATTTTGATACAGGTAACGTAAGATACAAAGCAAGAGAGAGATATTCTTTCGGCTTCTCTGACTTCAGAGGTATCTTCGGTTCACCTGGTGCATAAGAAGTAATTTTATAACTACTTTTAAAAGGGGCCTTATGGCCCCTTTTTTTATGGGAAAGATACTTGACTTTATGGGAAATTCGTGTACAAAATAAAAGCGGATAATATTGACAAGGAGTTATATTATGACCGTCATATCACAGTCCCTAATCGCTGAGAAAATCAAGCTAGAATCTCAGTGGAATTCTCAATACTTAAATGCAGGTGAAGAAACTCTTGAGATGAAATCAATTCAAGAAAAGCTCAAAAGAGTTGTTGCAAAACTGAGATGGAGAGACTTAAAACAGTATGAGAGTCCTTTATTCTTTCAAGAGTAAAAACTTGCTCTCTCTATAAAATTCACTATATTATACCCACTAGGAAAATAATAACATGCAGACTGACCTAGCAGACGAACGTAGAGACTGTATGTAATTTTACTACGGAGGTAAAACATGGGAACAACCACATTTCAAGGTCCAGTCGTATCTAAAAAAGGTTTTTTTAATACAGGACCAGGTAATGTTGTAGATGCTGATTCTAGTATTTCTTTAACAGTAGCTGATCACGCAGGTAGAATCGTACACAACGATGCTGCAGGCGCAGTCACATACACATTACCCGCAACAAACGCAAATTCTGATTCTGCAGTCGCAGGACCAGGGGCGGATTTCAACAACCTAAACAACGTCGGTGCTACTATTGAGATTTTTTCATCAATAACAAAAACAGGCGACTTAGTTGTACAAGCTGCAAACGCAACTGATGTAATGGTCGGAAGTGCCGTCTTCATTGATGACTCATCTGATAACGTCGTTGGTTTTGAAACAGCTTCAACATCTGATACTATTACTTTAAATGGTAGTACAAAAGGTGGTGTTACTTTTTCAAAAATTGTATGTACAGTTCTTGCTTCAGGTAAATGGAAAGTTGATGTGCTTTCAGGATGTACTGGAACACCAGCAACACCATTTAGTGCTGCGGTAAGTTAATGATTAATTAGGGGCCCTCCTAGAGGGCTCCTACAAAGGAGAAAAAAATGGCAAGTAAAGGCGACGTAAAAGCGGTCAGAGTTACAGCAACGGGAGCAGTCTTCGCAGGTCGAACTAGACTTAGAGGTATTATCCTAGCGTCTGATGGTGGTGGAGCAGGAACTATAATTTTGCAAGACAACACAGATAGCACAAGTTTATTTCAAGCTGATGTTCCTAGTGGTGATGTATTTTCGACAAACATTCCAGAAGATGGAGTGTTATTTCCAGGTGGAATGAAAGTATCTACAATTACAAACATAGACGCAGCTACTATATTTATCGATAAGTAAGGTTAAAAAATGGCTACATCAGGCACTACAGCTTTTGACCTTGACATAGATGAAATAATTCAAGAAGCATACGAGCGATGTGGAATGACAGCTCGAACCGGTTATGGTATTAAAAGTGCCAGGCGGTCTTTGAATATATTATTTTCTGAGTGGGGCAATAGAGGTCTTCATCTATGGAAAGTAGACCTAGCCTCCGTTCCTTTAGTAGAAGGGCAAGCAGAATATAACACAACAAACGATAGCACTAATTTTCCAGGGAATGTAAATGAAATATTAGAAGCGTATGTTAGAAATAATTCAACTACAACGGCTCCAGTCGATACACCTATTACAAAAATAGACAGGTCCGCATATGCATCAATTGCAAATAAATTATCTAAAGGCACCCCTAGTCAATATTATGTAGATAGAACTACATCTCCTAGTATCTTTCTATATCAAACACCAAGCAGTAGTTTCTCAGGATCAAGTTTTTTATTAAAGTTCTATTATTTAAAAAGAATTGAAGATGCAGGAGCTTACACTAATCAAACGGATGTAGTGTATCGTTTTATTCCTTGTATGTGTGCAGGGCTAGCTTATTATTTAAGTTTAAAAATAGCTCCTGATAGAGCACAAAATTTAAAATTATTATATGAAGATGAGTTAAATAGAGCTCTTACAGAAGATAGTTCTTCTACTAGCACTTATCTAACACCGAAGGTATACTATCCAGGATCATGACAAACTTTGCACGAGGTAAACACGCTAAAGCGATATCAGATAGAAGCGGTATGGAATTTCCATATAACGAAATGGTCACTGAGTGGAACGGCTCTTTGGTTCACGTTTCTGAGTTTGAACCCAAGCAACCACAATTAGAATTACAAGTTCATGGTGCAGACGCAGAGGCTTTAAAAAATATAAGAGCAGATAGAACAGAACCTGCTACAGAAAGATTACTACCTTTCAATGCTTTTACTTATCCAGTTGGGGAAACATTTATAAAAATTTTTGAACCCGGGCACGGGAGATCCACGGGTGACACTGTTAGGTTTAGAAATGTTACAGGAGCGGTTAGTGTAATAATTTTAAACTCTGCAAACGACACAAGTGGTAGAACCATAACTGTTATAGACGATGACTTTTATAGTTACAGTGTTGGCCTATCTGCTAGCGCAACTTTTATTTTTGGAGGAGG